TTATACCCTTATAATTTTTAAGCAATTCAGCATCAAATTCATTTGATTCTCCACCGAAACCATCAGGAACTATTGTATCATCCCATTTCCAAGCTTCTCGATATGTTCTATCATTTGGAATTTCTGAAGCATTAACTATTTTATATGGTAAATCTTTTTCTACATCTTTTTCGGCTATTTGCTCAATAGTTGCAAAGCTTAAAGCTTCTATTGTAGGGATTAAGACTCCTATTGTATTGTCTGTGTTTTTATATATTATTCTGTTCATAATTTTCCTTTTATCTAAAAATTGCTATCGCCACCAAATCGGGGTCTACCACCGTATTGTTACTTGAACCAAAAAATTTAAGACGCAAGCTTCCTGATAAAGAGGTATCTGCCCCTCTTCCTCCTGAATCAACAGTTGTGTTAGTAGTTGATTGCTGACAACTTACTGAATAGCTATAATCAGCATCTATTAATGCTACTATAAAGTTAGTTGTATAATCTCCTCTTCCATTGTCCGTAATACTAGAAACATTGCCACTCGCTCTAATAGCAACAGTGCCTGTACCATCAAAATTAACCCAAGCTCTACAAGCATAAATAGGTGCTGTGCCACTTGCATTTAGTGCTGTTTTAACTCTTGAGTCATTTGATACAAATGTAGCGGCTAAAGTAGCTTTTATATTTGCCCAAGTAAATTTTTTCAAAGCAAAAGTATCAGCACTATCTGCTCCTGCAAACTCATCTGCATCTACCGGGGTTGTTTTAGCTGTTAATGTATTTATATCACTAAAATCAGCTTTCCAATTTACGGCATCGCCTACTGGATCATTCCCCACATTAGGTGTTGCAGAGGTTCCTGTTAAGGATCTATATATATTCCCATCGCTACCTGTACATCTACTATTGATATAATATTTTTGTAATAAATTATATGTTGCTATACCTTGTTGATACAAATAAGCTGTTAAATACGATGAAGTAAACACCATAGCATTAAAGTCTTGTTTTGTAGGTGCATCATTAATTCCTACGATTCCCCAGCCTCTTATATAGCTTGTATTAACATTGTCATCTATTGCGTCACTTTGTGTACTTGCTCCAAAAACGGTTCGTTCTGTTCCTTGTGCGGTGCTTCCAAAAGGTACAACATCACTATTAACTCTATCTAACATTCTTAAATCCTTTTATATTATTTTTTCAGCAAAATAGCTGCCTATTGCTGTTCCAAATTTGTCACCAAATCCATTATTATTTACATTATCTGCAAATCCAAAAGTATTATTATCATTATAGCTAATTATCGTTGAAAGTGATACCCCTTGAGGTCGTGGAATAACCTCTAGTTGATTAATAAAAGGAATTAAATCAAAATCAAAATCGCTATTTACATATAAAGTTAGTGACATATCTCTATTATCCACAAGATAAGCCTTACTGCTAAATAAAAAGTCAATCGCATTCTGTAAAGAATTTTCCGAATCTCTTATCATATATGCACTTACTATATTTTTTATTATTTTAGATTTTATGAAAAATCTAAAATTGAAGTCATCTAACTCACTTTCTGAATAATCTGGACTAAATCTGTCATCCATTGGATAAGACACCACACTTAAAAACTTATCACCCATCGGATAAGATAAAGCATTATCTGCAAATCCAAAGTGCTTTTTAGCTACTGAAAAAGGAACTATTCTCGAAACTCCAACTATCTTGCCTACTGTGTCAAGTTGCACCCCTACGGCACTATCAACATCAAAAGAATCATCAAAAACAGAAACTATATTGTAAAGGGCTTCAAATTTTGAAGTAAGTGCTGTAATAGTATCACTTGCTTTTATTGAGTCGCTGTATTGCAATATCAGTAAATCTAAATAGTTTTGAGTAAACATATTTTAAACTACAGTCACTGTTATATTTGCAGTTGTTATTATAAGTCGCTCCGCAGCAGTTGCAGCTAATTCATCGGATACATAAGTTATGTTGTCTGAACTCGCAGTTAAATTTGTAGCTACAAAATTAGAACCTGCTTGATATATATAACTATATAATTCTGTTATAATTAAATCTTCTGCAATATTCAATAGTTTTTCAGCTATTTTGTCTTTTATTAAAGCCGTATCAATAGTTCCACCCACAACTTTGGGAGTTACATTTACATTTATATAAATATTGCTAGAAGTTGGTACATCGTAAGCTACTGGATGGATATGTACTCTACTTGTTCCGTCTGCTCTTACAAAAGTTTCAGTATAGTCACCCTCGATAGATCCTTTTAATCCACATCCTGCAGTTTTTTCTTTAGCGATTGCCTCTATAATATCAGTAGACAAGCCACCATCTACTATACACCAAATAGAGTGTGCAGCTAAGGATAAAACAGAATCAAATACATTTGTTTGATTCTCATAAACAATTGCATCTACTACATTTTCAATATTTAATAATGCAGACAACAAAGAACCAGTTGTTGAGAAGGCTGGCTTTTCTAAACTGCGTTTTCTTCTTATTCTTAGTGCTTCATCTGTCTCTTCATCCACCCCAATCGTAGCCGATAAAGGATTGTTAACTGCTGTAATTTGTGTAAGTATTGTCCCTTGCTCTGTGATAGTAGCAGCATTTGCTGCGATACTTCCCCACTCGTTAGATGAAAAATCTATGGCTGTTGTCCCTGCTGTTATTTCTTGAGCTGTTTGAATTACCCAGATTTGTCCTAAAGTATCAACTACCGAATAATCATCATCCAATGAAACTGCTGTTGTAGCAGTTATATCAACTGTTACAGTAGATTTTGTGGCAGCTTTTCTTGTCAAGCCGCTTAGCTTTATTATTTTATTTAATTGTGAGCCTACTGCGTTGTCTGGGTCAAAAGAATTGTAAAGCTCCAATAAACTCGCTTGAGCATCAGCATTAAGTTTGCTATAAATAGCTATAACTTGTCCGTCTGGAGTATCACCAGTAAGAATAATATCCTCGCCATAGATTTTCTTATATTCAACTACTAAAAAATCATAGACATCATTTAGGTCATTAATTGTTAATCCATCTTGGTCTAATTTTAATGCTGGCATCAGATTCCTATCTCTTTTAATATGTTTGTATTGTTTATTGTATCAAAATTTATATTTATATTAGCATTTCTGTGGGTATTACTAGAAATAGATACATTATTTACCCTTAATATTCCAGCTGTTTCAGATACAACTCTTCTAATATTTGCAATTACTGTGTTTTCGTTGTTTTTTTTTCCTAAATCGTTAATCCAATCAATATGTTGTTCTGTATCTAAAAAATAATCGTTTTTAAAACTTTTTAATCTAGTAATAACATTTTGCGATATTTCATCATCATTTTTTATATAGTTTCCTAACCCTTGTCCAAAAGTCCAATCGCCGTTTTTATCTATTTTTCTAACACTCATCATTTTCCTTAAGTTATATTGGTTATTATTCCACCAGTTACGGTAACTGTTCCCCTGCCACGACTGTTAAATGTTCCACTAACCCCATCTGTTCCATCCATGGTAATGCTTGCTCCTGATAAAGCTCCAGTAGCAGTTACATTAGCGGCTGTCATATCTAAAGAAATATCTACTTTACCAGTAACATCAATATCTCCAGTTATACCCAAATCTCCTGTTTGTGTATTATTTCCTGTATGTTGCATATCTCCAGTTAAATTATAATTTCCAGTTTGAGTATTATTACCAGTGTGTTCAATATTCCCTTTAACCTCTTCAAACCCTGCAGGTATATTAATAGCATTTGTAACATTATTTAATCCCACTATGGCAATAGCATCACTATAATCGTGCATTCTAAATTCTCGTGGTCTCTTATTGTCTGAACCACCCACTAGCCAGTCATCAATACATCTTTCACTAAATATAAGTAAAGCATAGTCACCTACAGCTATTGGCATTATACGATAATTTGAACCACCTTGTAAAGTAAATATTGGAACTCCTGCAAATTCTGGTAATTCAATATCTATATCGTTGATCACTCTTCTGAATACTGGTTTAACAGATATTGTAGCACCTGTAATCTTAGTAACTTTAGCAATAGTTGAAGTATGTGTATTTGATAACGCTTGATTTATTGCACTGTTTATTATATTTGTCAAACTATTTAATTGTAATTTTTCACTCATTATAAAACCTTGAATCCTGTAGATTTTCGCAAATAAAGAGTTTGTCCCCAGTCATTGCCTCGATAGTCACCCTTAAACTCTATTGTATCAACTCTATACAACTCATTTAGTGCAGTAACACTTGATATTAATAATACTTGTCCACCACATTTAATAGATGGATTCATTAATGTTTCAGCAATAATAAAACTTTCCATTTTTTGAGGGGTGTTTAGTAATCCAGTATCCTCACTAACTTCAACTGCAAAATCAGATATTAACTCATCATCTTTTATAATATTTAACTGTTCATTATCTATAAAAAAGCTTTCATCTCCTGTTAAAGTTTCGCCTATTAAATCAGAAGTTGAACCTACCATAACTTTTGGTCTTACCGCTACTGGCTGTTTAGTAATCTTGCCTTTTTTAGTGTTTGGCATATCTTTTAATAATTCATCTACCCTATTTATACTCGCAGCGATTGTTTTACTCGTAAAGCTGTTTTTGACATCAAAGCCACCATCTTTGCAAGTCAAAGTAGTTATAAAATCAGTTCCTTTTTTAGTGCTTCCAGCTTCGTATATATTACCTATAAATACATCCACTAAATCATCATATCCAACTTGCAAAAGAACCTGTAAATATCTATCATTACTACTGCTTTGTGATTTATCCTTGATCAGCTTATTTCTTTTGTTTTCGTTTAAATTAAATATGTTTATTTTTAACTCATTCACATCACTAATAATAGTTTTTTTAGCTTGAAATTGGATGTTTAAAGGTGGTGTTATTTCAATAACATCTGTCTCACTAAATCTAACAAATAGCTTATATTTTCTATTAAATCTAAAAGACATCATACCCTCTTAGCTCTTCAACTTCTAGCCTATTCAGTAAGTATAAGCTTACTCTATCACTTGAAAAATCTTTTAATCGGAAAGGGTCAATTCCTAAATTCTTATTATCTACACATACCAAGTCAAAGGGCTTGTTAAATTCTTTTAATATTGGAAAGCCTAAAGATATTTTTTTTCCATTAACTAATACAGTATCTCTAAAATTTATATTCATTGTCCAGCTCTCAATAGTTGGATTAAACCTAAATTCTATAATAATGCTTGTATCTTCAAATAAAATACTTAATTTTTGTTTTGGTTCGTTTGTTAAAGTTATTTTTTTCACGAAATACCACTTTTTATAAAACTTGCAAGGCTTTCATCAACCTCTTCTGTTTGCTGAGTGCCTTTGTCCGACATAGCTCCCCCTTGTGAGGTTGCATCCCCACTTGCATTTTTAACCAACTGCAAAATTCTAGTTTCCGCCTGAACTATCTTCTGTGCTGTTATAGTAAAAGAGTAATTTCCTTGATTTATTTTAGAAGTGGTAAATGAAGTTATTGCCATATCTAAAAATATTTTATCAATACATTCAATAGATATTATACTTCTACTTTCAAAAATTGTATCAAAGTATTCTAAAAATTTAACAGAAATTGGTTTGTCTGAATCTATTCCATTATAAAAATTATATAGCTGGTCGCCTTTTTCTATAGCTAGGTCGATTTTATCAATTACATCTTCTCCTGAAGATACTAAGCCATTGATCTTAGATATTTGTGTTTGTGTTCTAGTAGGTAAATAGTCCTGAATAATCCCTATTGGTGCAAAAGTTGTTTGGACTGTTCTCGATAGTGGCTGTGTCTGTACAAATACATCTGCAACCTCGCCCTCTATACTTATGCTTGTTGGATTTTTTATTATATGGTCGTTTAAATAGCTTCCACTTTCAACTGGATTGTTTGTTACTGTAGCTGTCTTAGATGCTGTTTCATTAAGTGATACATACATTACAAAAGCACCTATTCCTATAGGAGAAAGCTCTTCATCTTTAATTTTTTCTAAAAGTATTGTATCTTTGAAAGCTTTAAAAGGGCTTCTATAGTCTGAAAAATCTGTTGCCATTATCTACCTCCATTTTTACTAAAGTTAAAACTTGCATTTTCTAATTCCCTATTTAGTGCTGTACTAACAGCTAGTCCTGCTGCTTGAGGGTCGTTGCTTCTAACTTCAATATTGATGCTATTTGTCATATTATTATTTGTATTGTTATTTTGGTTATTATTTTGAGCTGGTAAAGGCATAGGGACACTTCCTTTATTTCCCAAAGATGGGATTAATTCTCTATCTAACCCATCCAATGCTTTATTTGAATCTGAAAATATTTTGGGGATACCTGGTATATTTTCCAAGGGCTTAAACGTATTGTTTATTAACTTGAGTAAGGGTCGAAACAATATAGCCACCGATTTAATCATCTCTTTTAGTGAGCTGAAACTGTTTGTAAATCTATCAATCTTCCCTACAATATCAATATCGAAAGCTTCTTTAAAAAAATCTACTATTACAGACTTTCCTCCTCTCATTCCTACGATTAAATCTTCAATACTCACTAATAGTAGTCCTATACCTGCGATTATAGGGATTATTGGAAAAGCTATAGTCAAGGCTGCACCAAAGGCTGCTAGTATTGGTTTCCATCCTATAGTTGCACTTATTAAATCATCAAAGCCACCGATTAAATTGCCAATAAATTTAAAAAATTGCCCAAAAGCTGCACCAAAACCCTTGCCAAAATCTGCTAGAAATTCTGTAATATTATCTGATAAAGCTCCCATTGATGGGGCGAATTGCAAGGCTACTTGTCTACTAACGCTAGTAAATGCACTTCCTAAATTCTTTGTACTTGCATAGTATTTGTCAAGTTCCTTAGATTGTTCTTTAGTTATTGCAAATTTAGCAGCAGTTTCCCTTAATTTATTAAGCTCTTCATCTGTTTTACTAAAAGAGTTTATTAAGTTTTTATCTATTCCTAGCTTTCCTGCGAAACTTATCTGTTCAGACTTGCTTAATCCTTGAAAGCTTTTAGTTAGGTCACCTAAGACTTCAGAGGTGCTTCTTATATTACCTGCACTGTCTCTAACTGACACTCCAAGTCTATTAAAATCTTCATTTCCCTGAGTAGCTGCTTCCCCTATTTTTTCGCCTAACGATTCTATATTACTAGCGAAAGTATTAGCTTCAACTCCATTCTGTTGAGCTATATACTGTAGTTCTTGAAGTTTTGCTATAGATAAGTCTGTATTTTGTGCTAGTCTTACAAGAGTTTCAGCCCCTTGTAGTGTTTTATTAGCCCAGAATCCAGCCGCTAAAGTTGCAGCACCTAAAGCCAATCCATATTTGCCTAAAGATACGACAGCAGCTCTAGTGCCTTTTTGAAAGTCTTTAAGAGGTTTAAGTCCTCCCTTAAAAGTAAATTTTGTTACTAATTCATTTACAACAGCCATTTAGTTACCTTTCGTTTCTTCATATCTTACAGATTCTATCGCATCTGCTATCTCTTCAAATTCAGATATGTCTAATATCTCATCAGCATCTAACTCTAATAATTTAAAGTAGTCATATCCTCTTTTAGCTATGGATAATAAAAAGAATTTGCTATCATCTAT